GGTGGCCGTGTGCAGCGGCGCCAGCAAGGACGTGGATGGCGGCATCCCGCTGGCGACGGACCTGGCGAACGAGCTGGGCGGCGTGGTCGGCGGTTCCCGCGCGACCATCGACTCCGGCTGGCTCTCTGCGGACCATCAGGTGGGTCAGACGGGCAAGACCGTGCACCCGAAGGTGTATGTCGCTCTCGGCATCTCCGGCGCCATCCAGCACAAGGCCGGCATGCAGGACTCCGAGTGCATCATCGCCGTGAACAAGAACGACACGGCCCCCATCTTTGAGATTGCCGATTACGGCATCTGCGGCGACCTCTTTAAGGTCACCCCGCTGCTCACGGAGGCCATCCGGGCCGCCAAGGCGAGCAAATAAATACTAAGCCAACCAGGGAGGCACCAATGTGCCTCTCTGCGGCGTAAAAAAGTAGAGCCGCACATCGGTTTACAGCCCGTTTTATCGAGAATACAGCTTGATGGTTAGTGCGATTCTTATCAATAATGGCGTTATCGTAATACATAAACAAAGCTGAACGCGTTGAAAATAGGGGCTTATTTTGTTGCAGTTAATTCCAGTCAAGCAACATCGTATCACATCTTATCGTATTATTCTCTTGTCTAATGCCCAAATTATTATTTACGCGGTTTCTGAGTTTGTTTTTATAAACACTTGTCCCATCATGAGAGGTGTTTAAATGCACACGTTTTTACACACAAAATTTTTGAATCTATTGAATTGCAATTGGTATGCCGTTTTTGCGTATGGGTTCAACTCCCCCCACCTCCACCACTTTCAACCAATACGAACCCCGAAGCCGCCCTTTATTTCGCGGCTCCTGTGTTCGTGCTGGTCCTGAAATTAAGCAGCGAAAGGGTCACGCCATAACGGCGTGGCCCCTTTGCTTTTCTGTTCAGTTGACAAAACACGCTGATTTTAGCAAAACAGTTTACACGCCGCTTTGTCAACTGGCGGGCATAAAGAAACCCCGGCGCGTGGTAGCGTCGGGGTTTCCTGTTATTTTGTGGTTTGGTCTGTTTTTGCCTGTTCAATCTGTGCCAGGGCCTCCCGCAGTTTATCAAAGCCAAACATGGCCGCATAGGCAACCAGGAAACCCAGGACCACGGCCCCGGCCACCAGATACCATGTGATGGCCACGGAATTGATCTGGCAATAGGCGAAGAATGCCAGCAGCGTCACAACCATAGAGGTCACGACGGCCAGAACGTTGGTGGGCAGCTTGTCCCAGGTGACTTTTTTTAGCACCTGGGTAATGATGTTCACCAGGACCACCAGAATGCCCACCAGGGAAAGCAGCGTGGCAATGTTCAAATTTTCCATAATAGCCTCCATAAATTTATTTCACAGCCCCGCCCAGGGCGCACAACAGCGCCCCCAGGCTTGGGAATGTGCCGTGATTGGCCAGCCAATAGTCCGGCGTGTTGATGATGCCAGCGGCCACCAGGGCGGCCACGCCGTCCTCCGGGGTGGCGGTGCGGGTGCCGGCCTTGGTGATCTTCTCCGCCGCCTTTGCCAGCAGCGGCTCCAGGTACTTGACTTTCCCGGACGCCGCCGCGCCGGCCCAGTAGTCCGGGGAATTGATCACGCCCACGGTGGCCAGCTTGATGCAGGCCGCCGCCGCGCTGGTCAGGGCGATCACCTGGCCCGCATGGATCACATTTGGGTTGGTGATGCCGTTGATCTTCACCAGGGTGTCCACCGTGGTGCCATACTTGGCCGCGATTTTGGCCAGAGTATCACCGGCCACGACGGTGTGGGAGGTGGTCGTGGTGGCTGCCTGGGGTGCCGTTGTGGTGTCTCCGCCCAGCTTCTTGGCAATGGCCGCATAGTCCGGGCAAATGAAACCGCGTATGTATTTTCCATTCACAGCCATGGGCCGCTTGCCAACCTTTCCGCCGGACATGTTGCCCTCGGTAACCGTGAACGGGTTGCCGGTGGCGGTCACAATTCCGATATGATCCCCGGCGCCCGTGTCGTCGCCCGCTCCGTTGTCGTCCCAGTCGTACACGCAGGCGTCTCCCATTTTGGGCGTGTATGCGTCACTCTCCACCCAGATGCCTTTCTGCTGGGCTATTTTCACGAAACACTCCACGCCGCACTCGGTTCCGGTATACTCCGCGATCCCGGCCCGGATAAAGGTGGCGCTGACCGTGGTTGCACAATAGGCGTCCGTGGTCTTTACGGTGTACCCCCTGGCCAGGGGCTTGTGGCCATTGTAGACGGCCAAAATGTCCAGGTGCTTGGCGCTGTTTTTAGTGCCCCCCACCCATGCGTTGATGGTGTTGGCTACTTTCTGCCGCAGTTCTTTTTCTGTCATGCTGTTTTACCTCCTCATTGTCCAACGTCCGGCGGCTCCGTGCGTTCCGGTGGAGGTGCTGCCCCCGCCGCGCTCCCGCTCGGATCCGCCGCTTTATCTTTGTTGGTCTTGATCCATCCCATAACCCCGTTTTCGATGCCGCACACGCTAAACACGCAGGCGGTCAGGGTTGTTGGTTCCGCGCTGGTGTGCCAAAAGATCACCATATCGGTGATTGTGTAGACCACCAGGATCACGCCCTCCAGGATCAGAACCTTGTCCATGACGCCCATTTTCTTGGGGGCGTCCCTGCTCCTGGCCGGGCGACGGCGGCGCAGGTAGCGGACAGCGGCAGCACATACAAAGAACCCCAGCGCCGCCCCGGCGGCCATGGCCAGCACGGCCACAAAAATGGTTTTCAAACGTCTGCCCCCTTATAGAAAATCGTTTTGATCCAGGCGCTTTTTATAAACGTCTTTGATCTTCTCGGTAGTTATGCCTGTAACGTTGTTTTTGAAATTAGGGTGGGCGCTGCAATACTGTTCGTATGTGTCTATATCCCGCAGTGTCTGATCAAAATGGTCCTTTGAATGGTGGACGCCGTGGATCACTTCATCCCCAAACCGTAGGATCCTGGCGCGGCAGTTAATGGCGTCCCGCTCCGCGTCGGCTTGCTGGAGGGTCTTTACTTCCGTTTCCAGCTTGTCTACCTTTTCGATCACTTCCCCGTTGATTTTCTTTCCCACCCATTTCAGGAAAGCAGAAACCGGGTTGATCTTCATTGGTGAGATTTCGACAAACACAGAAAGCAGCATCAGGATCCCCGCTCCGCCGCCCAGGAGTTGGCCTAAAGTGATATTTGCAGCCTGTTCCATGGTCACGCCTCCGTTTCTGGCGCTCCCATGGCGTCGGCATAGTCCCGACGCACGGCGGCGATCTCCGCCGCGTGGGTAACGGCGTCATGCTGGGCCAGTTCCATGGCCTGGTCCTGAATAATCACATTCATGCGGTCAATGATGCCGCACAGGTCCGCGATCAGTTTTACATAGTTCACACCTGCACCTCCTGGGGTGTTTCCCCGGTCCGGGTGCAGGTCAGCAGGTGGTCCAGCTGGGGCCTGGGAAGATCGGCCACCGCGCTGTCCCACACCCATAGCCACGCGCCGGGGAGCTGCTCCAGGTGGCCGTATTTTTTCCAGGGGCTAATTGGGGAGGCCAGGCTGTCGCCGTTTTCCTTTGGAGCGGTGGCCATGAGATCCGCCGCCGCTTTCTGGCGGTCAATCTCCGGCTGGGGATTGTCCCGATCATAGCCCCAGAAATATTCCTTGCTGTTCTGGCTGCCCACCGCGCACAGCGGCAGGCCCTTGTAGGTGATGTATTCGCCCTCTACGGGCAGCACCGTGCCCCAGGGGATATTTACAGGCCCGCAAATGGCCGCCGCTCTCATGCGTTTTTTGGTGATGTACTGGGTGTATTCCATGGCTTACACCCCGCTGACGGGCAACAGGCCCACAAGTTCGGAGTATTCGGCCTCCGTCAGCTTTCCAGCAGCAAAGAAAATATCAATCCGGCCCGCCAGGTCCGTGGTCTGGCCGCGCTCGATCATGCGCTTTAAGGTTCTGTATAACATTCTGTTTCACCTCCCTTTATTTTCAAACGCCGGTTGTGGCGTCGGTGCCTGTGTCAGTGATGCCCAATTCCAACATGGTCAGGCGGTACTCCTGATCTACGTTCAGGGCGTCCGCGTCCTCTGCGGCCAGTCCAGCCTCCGCCAGCATGGTGCCGGCGTCGGTTTCCTCCAGAATGATGGTTTCCACGCCCTCCAATTCCGGGCGGCCCAGCAGGTGGTAAACGGTCCCGGCGTTGGCGATCCCCGTCGCCTCCTCCGCCGTGCAAAGGGCATAGCAGCCATTTTCCTGCTGCTTGACGTAGTTAGGGGCCTCTGTCATGGCCAGGGTGGTCCCGTCCTTGATGATCTTATACATTGTTCGCACCTCCATAAATCCCATGAAATAGCCGGCGAAGCCGCAGCACCCGGCCATGGTCGTTGAACTTCTCATAATAGGCGATCTGGCTTTGCAGCCATTCCGCCACTTGCTGGGCGGTCATTTCCCCGGTGGCTGCTTTTGGCTGGAACGCCCGCAGTTTCCGCCGCGCCCGCTTCATACCGTCCCGGCACCCGTGGACCATGACGGCCCCGGTTTCGGTCAGCTGGAATTTGGCCTTGCAGAAACGGAAAGGCTTGTCCAGGGTGACCACCTTGCATTTGGAGCGGTTCGCGGTCAGGCCCATGGCCTCCGCCCGGCGGATCACCTCCGCCGCCACCTGCTCCGCCCGCTCCCGGCTCTCCAGGATCATGTAATAATCATCCATGTAATGCCCGCCGCCGTGGATCCCCAATTGACATTTGAAATAGTTGTCCACGCTGGAGGGCAGGGACACCATTTCCTGTTGGCTTGGTTCCACCCCTAATGGCATACCCGCGCCGCCCGGAACGGCGGCCACAATTCTGTCCGCTATTTCTCGGATCTCCGGGTTAAGGATCAGGCGGCGGTGTCGGTCATAAATCGCCGCGTGTGGTGCCGACGGGAAAAAGTGGTGAAAATCCATCAAGAACACGGCCCCGGTGCGGCCATGTCGGCGGTAATGCCAGCGGAGTTGATCCGCCAGCCTCCTGTAATGGAAATGCAGGCCCTTGCCTTTTTGGCTGGCCCCGTTGTCGTAGATCATCCCCGGCCCGTATAGCGGCGCCAGAACGTTTTTGGTCAGGGCTTTGTGGACCTGGCGATCATTGATGTGGGGCGCGTCAATGGGTCTTACCTTGCCCCGCTCACATAGGACGAAATGGGCCGTTCTCCCCGGTTTCCATTTCCCATCCAGGATCTTGCGGCGGCGCTTTGCGGTGCCTGAAAACAGATGCCACTCAAAATTTTGGGTGGACTGTTTCCACCGGACGCCGTTGCAGCACTTCCGGCCATAGGCAAACATGGCGTGATAGCTGAACGCCTCCGCCACCGGCCCCACCGCGTCGCTGCGGGCCTGCTTGTTGGCTTTCCGCCGCTCCTGGCGGCGATTGTAACGCGCCTCACGGCGCTCTTGACTGGTCATAATAAATATTCGCTCTCCGTGCAGTTGTCTTGTTGGTGTGCGTCTAAACTGTGTAACCCCGGCACATGAAACGGGTTTGGCACAATTCCCCGCCATGCAAAAAGCGTCCGTGCAAGGGTATCAAAGGGCAGTTTTAGGGTTTCCCCAGGGAAGTATTTCTCCTTTTACATGGGTCTGGGCCGCTCATAGCCGCCGCATGTGACCCAGCCCGTTTCCGGGCCTGTAAAATCCGGGCGCCACGCCAAAGGAATTGTTCGCGTTGTTGTTGTTGGCGCTGCCGTCCGTGTTGACAAGGCAGAAATTGTTGCTGTTGCTGGAATTGACGGACCGGCACCAGACATTGGCCGCCGCCAAACCTGCCGCCCTGTCTCACGGCACATTTACAGAAATACACCCATATTTTGCTTACTTCTTTTTGTCGCTCTCCATGGTATTCCGCAGCAGGGTTTCCTCCCGGTCTATCAGTTCCCCCAGGTCTTGGGCCATATCGTCCAGGCGTTTCACTGCCTCCGCCGCCGGGATGGCTTTTCCCTTGCTATCCGTGAAAGCGCCCTGGGGGTTCTGCATCAGGACCATGTAGCAATGGGTCAGCTGCACGTCCAGGGCAGAAAGGGAGGCCAGGGCCTCCAGCAAATGCGCCCGCCGCAGTTCTTTCCGTTGGGGGTCGCTGGGGAAAATCTTGTTTCCCTTTTCCGCGTGATCTAAACCCGCGGCGGCCATGGTGGCCGTGGCGCCCGCCAGCAGGCGGGAGTATCTGGCGGAAAGCCGGGACAGAATGGAGATCGTGCCCACATAAATCAGGTTGGCGGTGTTCACAAACTCCGCCTTGCTGGTGGTGCGTTTATTTTTCAGGACTGACACGGGCCGGTCCTCCTTTCAGGCCGCTATGCTCCGGGGATCCCACCCGCTTGCGCGGGCAGGATATGGCCGGATACGCTGCGGCAGATTAGGCGCAAAGGCCGGGCGCCACGCCAAAGGAAAGGCTCGCGTCGCCGTAGCCGGCGCTGCCGTCCGTGTAGACAAGGCAGAAAGTGCTGCCGCTGCCGGAATTGACGGACCGGCACCAGACATAGGCCGCCGTACCGGTGGCGTTATGCTTGTACTTGATCTTGCTGTTGCCTGCCTGGTAATAGGCATACCGGGCCTGGTAATTCTGCTCCGCGCTGTTGGCGTAGGTCCGGGCGCCATGGTATTCAAATTCGGACAGCAGGAAAAGGTAGTCCGTGGTCGATGTGACATAGCCGGCTGTATCCGATCCGCCGCCGGTGTTGTCGCTGTACTTGGTAACGGCTTTCATTACGGCGCGGAGGTCGGACGGGAGGGCCGCCAGCAGGCTGCCAGCCGGTGGGCTGGTAGGTGTTCCGCTGTTGCCCAGTAGGGAATTTCTCATGCTGGATCCATTCCACCCGCCGCTGTTGGTGTTGCTGGCGTTCATTTGGAAATAGGCAGCAGAGGATCCGCTGTTGCCGTAATTGCTATCAACCAGGGCCACGGGCGTCCCGCTGATCTTGCCCAGTTGGAAATGGATCCGGTTGGTGCCCTCGCGGCTGGTGTTGTGGCTGAAACTCAAAATAAACAGGTCAACGGACAGGTTGGAAAACGTGGTGTTTCCCACCGTCCCATTGATGGTGATGGTCTTAACGTCTCCCACGCTCCAGTAACTCGCACCCGCTCCGGCGTCAGAAACGGCCCGAATGGTGGCCCAGCTGTTGGCGTTCAGGGTGGTGCTGATCGTTGTCACCGTGATGGCCTGGGTGGTGGTCTTGGTGGTGCCATTATAGGTGTAACTGATCGTGATGGCCGTAATGTCGGAGGTCAGGGCGCCGGTGGGGCTGTATGTGTAGCCCGTTACCGCTCCGGTGCTGCCGTCTCCATAGGTGGCTGTCACCACCATGCCCGTGGTGCTGAACGTGTTGCCGGAAAAATAGCTGGTCTTGGTGGGTGGCGTTGTTACCGCGATACTGACCAGGGTATTGTTGACCGTGATGGCCTGGGTGGCGGTCTTGGTCACGCTGCCCTCGGTGTAGGAAATGGTGATCGCAGTGTTGGCCAATGTCAGGGCCGTGGTGGGGCTGTACGTCCAGCCGGTCACCACTCTGGTGGTGCTGTCGGTGTAGGTGGCGGTGATTACCATTCCGGCGCTGGCGAATGTCTCCCCGTATTTGTATGTGGTCTTGGTCGGGGCCGTGGTCACCGCAATACTGGACAGGGTGCGGATCGTGATGGCCTGGGTGGTGGTCTTGGTAACCCCATTTTCCGTATAGGAGATCGTCGCCGTGTTGCTGCTGGCCGTCAGGGCCGTGGTGGGGCTGTACGTCCAACCGGTCACCACCTTGGTGGAGTTGTCCGACATGGTGGCCGTGATGGCCATGCCTGCGCTGTTGAATGTCTCCCCGATGTAATAGGAGGTTTTTGTGGGGGCCGTGGTCACTTCAATGCTGGACAGCACCCGGACCGTCACGGCCTGGCTTGCGTTCTTGGTGATGCCCGCCCGTGTGTAGGTGATGGCCACCGCCGTGGTGGAGGCCGTCATGGTCGTGGGGGAAAATGTGCAGTTGCCGGTTACGTCCTCGGTGGTTCCGTCGGCGTAGGTGGCCGTGACCACCAGGCCGGCAGAGTTGAACGCCTCGCCCACGTCATACACGGCTTTGGTTGGGGCGTGGGTGATGGCCACGCCGCTGGTGATCATCAGGTCCGCATTGTATTGCAGGGCGCCGGTCACCTCCACCTCCTGGGACACGCTCACGCTGTTTATGGTGGCCGTCACGGTCCAGGTGCCGGTGTTTTCCGGCAGGGAGAACTTGGTGGATCCCACGCCGTTCAGGGTGGTGGTTCCGTCTGTGCAGACAACGGTGGCGCCTGTGCATGTGGTCACATTGATACTGGCGCTTTGTACGCCCAGGGCCTCCTTTAGCTTTTTCAGGGTCACCTTTTTGTTTGTGCCCGTCGTTCCAGAGAAAAACGGCACAGTGTCCTCCAGGGTCATGGCGTCGCTTGCCGTCAATTCCTGGGTGGGTGGCTGGTAATCGGTGCCGGGGGTGGCGGCAATTACAACGGGGTTTCCCTCCGTATCCGCCGCGCCTTTCAGCATACCGGTGGCAGTGATCACGTTCTGTTTCTCTGCCAGGCTGTTGTTGATCTGCTGGATCAAGGCCGCATGTGCCGCCGCGTCTCCGTTGTGGTTTTCCAGGTCTTGCAGGGTGGCATAAACCAGAGACTTGGACAGGGTGCAGGAAACTGCGGTGGCGTCGCCCACGATCACCGGCACGGTGATATTCTTTTCCACAGTTTCCACAGATGCCACGGGGATAAAGTCGGCGGTGTCATAGGCGTTCTGGTAGCAGTACAAAATATCAGCCTCCCGGTTGTCCGGGTCGCTGGGGTTGGCTGCAAATACGCCGATTTCCCGCCAGTAAAATCCCGCCGCCAGCTGGGCGTTGGAGAACGCGCCCGCCACATTGGCATAATCGTCATTGGCTGTCGCCATGGCGGTAATGGTCACCACCGTGTTGACCAGGTTGGTCAGGTTCGCAATGGACCCGGATAGGGTGCCGCTGCCCAGCTTAATGGTGGTAAATTTCAGCTGGGTGCCTGCCACGTTGTCGTAATATAACGCCTTTCCGGCGTTGGTCAGTTTTGGGGCTTGAAACATTGGTCTGCCTCCTTACAGTGTCGCCTTTTGCAGCGTGATAAAGTCGCCGGTGTGGATCCAGTGGCCCACATAGATTTTGGTGGCCGGGGTGGACAGATCCAGGACAATTTCATCCAGCCAGGCAGAAAGGCGCTTGACGGATCCCAGCACCCGCTTGAACTCCTCCACGTCGTCGGACGTGATCGCGGGGTTGGTGGTGTAGGCTTTGAAATGGTACGGGTCCCCGCCGTATTCGTACCACTCCCGGATATATCCGGTTTCAAAAATTGTTTCAATGATCTTATTGACCGCCGCCGGGGTGCCCATCATGGTGTAAAAGGTCAGGGCGCCCTTGATCAGTGCCCGCTTGACCCGAATGGAATAGTTTTCATCATAGGCGGGTGTGCGAAGTTCCACGGCCAGCAGGTCCAGGGCCTCCTCCGGCATGGTCGCAATGGCCGCATAGGTCCGGGCGCCTCTTGCGCAGGTGCATAGCTTTTCGATCTGGTGCCCCACGGCGTAGGCAATCGCCTGCACTTCCGGCTGGCTGGCCAGGTTTTCCGGCATAATCGACGTGAACCGGCTGCCCTCCAGGTTAATCATCCTCCAGCCCTCCGTAACTGATCGCGGCGGTGCCGGATAGGGCGGAAACCTTGGTGGTGGCCACGGTGGTATACGTCGGCGCGGTCACTGTGACACGTTTGGCACCCGCCGCCATGATCATGGCCACCAGCTTGGAGGGGTTAATGTCCCGGCCAATGACCCGCTGCCACGTCACATAATTGGCCACCGCCGTCTGTACGGCCTCCTGGATGGACACGGCCCTGGCGCTGTCGCTGCGGTTGATGTAATACGCCAGATTGATGGTGTATGTAATCTCCTCCGGCGCGGTCACGGTCAGCAGGTCCGTCATGGGGCGGATTGTCTTGCCGGAAAGGTAGGCTTTCAGCCCGGCGATCATTTCCGCGCCCGGTGTGCTGCCGTCGTCCATGATGAAAACAATATCCACTTGGCCCGCTGCCTGGTTGCTGGTGGCCACCACGTCGCCAATAGAGGCGTTGAACTTCTTGGCTTGATACAAATAGCCGTCCTCCGGCCCTGCGGTGGAGTAGGCCCCCGGCGCCAAATAGATCCGCTCCGCCAGGTCGGCGTCGCTTTCGATCTCTGCGCCGCCCTCGGTGGCGGTGGTATTGGTGACGCTGGCCACATAGGGCACCGGATCCACCATGGTGGTCAGGTCGCCCGCCGGCAGGCCGTTGGCGTCGGTTCCTGTTTCCGTGCATACTGCGGGCACGTCCACAGTGGTGGAACCAGCCGGGATCTCTGCGTATTCGCTGGTGGCGAAATAAACGGATCCGCTGGAGGAAACCCTGGTGCTCTGCGGGATGGCGGTGGCCGTTGTCCTGGCTACCGAAAGGGTAAAGCGCAGGGTGGCGGTGGCTGCCGCCGCCGGGTTTCTGGTAACGCCTTTCAGTAACCCCAGGTTGTCCAGAAAATCCGAATAGCTGTATTTCAAAAGGCTTTGCTTACCCGCTCGGTCAACGAATTGGAACCCCTGGTAAATTTGGGCCGCCGCCGAATAAAGGATCATCCGGTGGACGCTGGCCCGGTCCAGGCTCACGGCCTCGCCGCTTGCCTCGGTCATAAACGCCTCGAAGTCTGCCACCATTTCGGTCTGCACGTCCTCAATAGTCTTATTGTCAATAAAAGAAATATCCGGGGCGTTCTGTACTGCGGAAATATCAGGCACTTGTGATCACCACCTTTGGTTTTAATTGCCCACCCTCTGCGCGGCTCCAGGTAACTTCCTGAACGCGCACGGCAGGAATGAATGTGGCCACCTTTTTGGTGACCTCCGCCGTGTAAAGGCTTTTGGCGATCTCCGGCGGTCTGTCCACGAAATCCATATTCAGTCCAAACTCCCGATCCAGGGGCATGGTGCCCTCCCGCGTGGACAGGAGGAGGGACATCTGGCGGTCAAGTTCTGCCAGCCAGTCGCCGGCAAAGGTGTATTCCAGCTTGAAATCAAATAAAGCGGTTTCGTTCATGTGTATTCCTCCAGGGTGATGGTCACAGTGGCCTTTGCCAGTTCTCCCCGGCTATAAACCCGGTCCCATGTTTCGCTGGATCCGGTCAGTCGAAAGGGGTTTTTTCCCACGGGCCTGGTGCCAATCACCAGGTACTCCGCCGCTCCGCTTTCCACCATGGCCTCTATGGTCTGCAACACAGCCCTTGGCCGAACGCCCATAGCGGCGGACAGTGTAATGGGCAGGCTTATGGTCTGATTCCCAGGCCCTAAAAACTCCGGTTTAGGCTTTACGCCCATGACCTCGTGATCCGTCCAGCGCCCGGAAATTTCGCGGCTCATGTTTTGGAACGTCATAACGGCGTCGTCGCTTACTTCAAAAGCAATCTTCTTTCCCAGTGTTCCGATCATGCTATGGCCTCCTTACGTTGGCGGCGTTGTTCCGCCGCCCAGGCTGTCGGTGTGGGTGTGGTTGATCAGGGACTTTCCGCCCGCCACTACGTCGCCGCTGGTGGCCACGCTGGCCGCCGTAATGCTGCCGGTAACAACCAGATTTCCATTGACGGATAGATCCCCATTTACCACCACGCTGCCCGCCTGAAAGGTCAGGATGCCGCCCTGATAGCGGATCATGGCCTCCCCAGGAGTGCGGGCCAGATCCTTGCGGTATAATCCCGCCGCGCCCTCCGGTGGTTTGTTTTTGGTACTCCACGGGCGCCCCAGGACCACCCCGGCCTCCGAACCGTTGGACAGGTGGAGGACCAGCACCTGATCCTCCACCTGCGGCATTTGGTACTCATTGGATAGCAGTGGGATCAGGGCGGTCACGTCGTCGTCTTTTTCGTGATAGACCACGCGCACCATTCCGGTGGCGTAGTCAACGGCGGAGATTTTCCCCAGCCGGGTATCATTTGCCATGGTGTCCTCCTTATCCCTTTGTCAGTGCGTTGGCGGCGTTTATCAGCAGCCGGTCCAGCCAGGCCACGGCGGTGTATTTCTTGGCCCAGTAGTCCGGGGAATTGATCACGCCGGTGTTGGCCAGGACTTTCAGCGCGGCGTCCACGGTGGTGATGCTGCTGCCGCCTAGGTTTACCTTGATCCGCGTGGCCATGTTCAGAATTAACCCGCCCAGGTTGGCCACGTCCTTGTAATGGGTCACCCAGTAATCCGGGCTACTCATGACCCCCACCGCCGCCAGCCGTTGCGTGGCGTCCTTTATGACCTCCTCGGTCATTTCCTCCACCAGCGACATTTCCAGGTCCATGGTGTACCCGGACCCGCCGACATGGTGGGTGATGGTGTCAATGAAATATTTCCCTGACAGTTTGCCGATTCCTACCACGGTGACACACTGGGAGGCCACCAGTGCCGCGTTGCCCATGATGGTGGCGGTCAGCTTGGTAGCGCCGTGGTTGGCCTTGTTAACGGCTGCGGTGATTATCCGCTCCGCGTCGGCTTTGCTGTCGGCTTTGCCGGACTGTTTCAGGATCCTGGTTCCCGCTCCCACGGTAACCTTGATTTCCTCCTCGGTGGAGGGATCCGTGTATGTGTATTCGCCGCCGGTGTAGGTCCCCGCCAGGGTCTTGGACCAACTCCAGGTTTGCAGATCCTCCTCGGAGATCTTGGCCACGGGATCCTTTTTCTTGTACTTCTCGCGGTCGTATACAACGATTTTTTGGGCATACACTTTCATGAACAGGCCGTAGGTGTCGCACAGATCTGCATAAAAATCACAGTCTGTTTGCTGCGATTGCTCCACGGTCTTAATGGTGAATGGTTCGCCCTCCACGTCCCAGGCCAGGGTGACCCCGGCCCGCTTGGCAATCTCTTTGCCAATTTCCTGAATGGTGGCATTCTCCCAGGTTTTGCTCCGCTCGGTGGCCCGGAAATTGCCGTCTGCCGGCACTGAAACCCCGGAAATGGTGCCCGTCACCGGCCAGCCCTGAAACTCGAAATTATCCAGAACGAAAAAGCCGCAGGGCAGGGTCCGGTTGTCTCCCTGCCGCGCCCAGTCGGTGACCTTGATGGAGGCGGTCAGTGTGTCGCCCGTCGTGGGAACCCAGGCCGTAGTCCATTGGCGTCCCCGGTCCTGGATGGAAATATCCAGGCTGTCGGCCTCTCCGCTGGCGGGGTCCGTGTATGTAACCTCCATCTTGGTTCCCACCATTTTGCTGGTGACGGCTGTACCGTTCCAGGTCAGATCCGCCTCTGCTTTTCGTGTTCTCATGCCTCGGTCCTCCAGATCGGCGTGTCGTTGGTGTCGTCGTCCTCCGTGGGGGCCGGCGTCTGGAGGACCGCGCCGGCGTCAAACACAAAAGTGTCCAGCAGCGGGAAATTGTTCTGCATCAGCCAGCCGGTATATTTGCAGTCGCCATATACCTGGTATGCAATGGCGTCCCAGGCGTCCCCCTGTTTTGTGGTGTAGGTTTTCGCCATGTCGTGATCCTCCTTACGCTGGGCTGAAACTCTTGCGGCGTTCCTCCGCTTTCATCTGCTTGTACAGGCGCTTGAACTCTGCGAAGCTGACCCGGCCAGCCTCCTGGGCCTCCTCTTTGGTTGTCTGCCCGTAGAATTGGAATACCGGGGCAAACGTGATCGTGTCGGGATCCGCCGCGTTTCCGCCGCCGCCCGTCGGTTGTGGTTTTGCCCACCCGTCCAGCAGCGCGGCCAGCTTTGACAGCGGCAGGACCGCCTCCGGTTCTCCGCCCTCGCCAATCATGGCCATGGTGGGCGCCGGCGCCAAACCCCCGCCGGGCGCCCCGGGGGGTTTCCGGCAAACTGTGGGAGAACTTTTTCCCC